GTATAATATAGTTAGAAAGAGAGGTAAGGAGAAATGAAAAGATTTACATTAAAGGACATTAAAGAATTCTGTAAGACGTATTATGGGGAGTATTTGAAAGAACGCGACTTGATAATTGCTTTTGATTTCATCACTGAGGATTACGTGAGAAGGATACCTTTTTCTAATATGGTAGTAAATGAACCTTATTTTCACGGCGTGTGGGCATATGATGGGTGTACCGCCCCAGGTGATAATATCCACGTCTTCAAATTCAAAAGGACCGCCTAAGCGGCCCTTTTCTTTCTACGCGTCAGAATTAAGCTTGGTCAAAGCATACTTCTGCGTGTTGCTCCTGTACGTGGCCGTCATCCCTGAATCGTTTCCAAGAACAATTCCGCCGTCGTTGTAGAACTGGTTGTAAACCGTTCCTGAGTTCGTCTCATCTAACCAGACTGAACTATTTCTATCGACAAAGGCAATTGTCCGGCATGAGAAGTCGTTCTCTGTCAGGTCGATCTGAGAATTTGACCGCGCACTGACCGCGCCAACGCCGTTGGATGTTGCGGAGTACGGGAAGTTGCAGCCGTCGATGACAACCTTAGAAGCATCTGTTAAGATCTGGTAATTCTGCCCGGTGATGCCGCCAAAATTGATATCACGGATGGCCACGTTTCCGCAGCCCTGAATCGTGATCGAACCGTTAAGCGTGCCTTCTCTGTTTTTGCCGTTGATCTCAATATAGTGGGGGCGCAGCTTGACCGCGATATTCTCGGTGATCGTGCCGGTAAATTCGATATATACCGCCTGGAAATTTGACGCTGCATTGATCGCCGCCTGCAGCGACTTGAAGGGCTTCTCCGGCGTTCCATCGCCAAATGATGTCGCGTCGGCGTCCACGTGCAGGAAGGCTGCACCGACCAGACCCCCGTATCCGATCTGTGTATTTCCCTGCTGAAGACCACCCTCATAAGGCTTTATCGCCCAGATACTCATGGTGTTGGTATCGTCGTAGATCCAGTTATTACCGTACTCGAACAGCAGGATCTGATCGTTTTCCTCGTCGGCCTGCAGCCATTCGATTTCTTTTGTGTCGTAGCTGTCGTCCATCTTCCATTCCGCCAGCATCTTGCCATCGAGCCCATAGACGCGGATGAAGTTTTTCCGGATACGCTGATCCGTCCGCGTGTCAGTATAAGCGATGTAGAAGTTGCCCTTGAAATAGCACATGCCGTTCAGCCCTGTGGCGTTTCCACCAGCCGGGCGTGAGATGCCGGTGATCGTGTGGAAAAGCGTGAACACTGTTCCGCTTCCCTTGAACAGTTTGATTTTGTCCATGTCTCCTTCAGTGTAGCAGGCGATCACAGAATTCCCGATCGGGCAGGCCAGAACGATCTGCTCGTTTTCATTGCCATTCATCGTTACGCTTTGGGCAGCGTTCACACTTGCGGGATTCCTGAAGGTCAAAAGATTCGGACCGATCGGCGCGACATAATAACGCGTGTTCATGTAGAATAAGGAATTGCAATGCTCAAGGTTATTGGCCGCGTATGTGTTGGTCAGCTGCATCAGCTGGTTATACACCTTGATCTGTGTTGTGCTGTCGTTGCGATAACCGACATAATAGGCATTGTTGCGTTCGCAGCCGCCCTGAAAGCTCATCTGGTCAAACGGCTTGACGCCGCTCTTCAGAAGCTGGATCGCGTTGCTTGAATAATTGAGCGGGCGCGTCACCATGAGGAAGGCGTTGTTGTTCAGGCATTCGTCACTGATAATGATATTGCCCGTCAATACGTGAAAGTCGGTGAAGTTGTACAACCCATCCGGGATGTAAACGCCCCAGTGCTCCTCCAGCGCCTGCGGGATAAGGTCAGCGGCTGCATCGTCATCATCGCCGCCCCCGCCAAGATCTGTAACGAAATTGACGATGTCGATATGCGCGCTGTTCGCGATCTGTTCGCGCAGCTCGCGATCATCGATGGCGTACTTGCCCTTAGTGTCGCTAATCGACTTGAAATAACCGAGCAGATCGGCCATCATTCATCACTCCTTTCTTTTGCAAAAGCTTCCGCCAGCGTGGCGGCGTCTGTAATCAATGAAAAGTTGATGTCCTCTGCTTCCGGGTCATACGTCAGCTGAAGCTTGATCGCTCCGGATTTCAGAAGCGCTTCTATCTTCTGAATGACATACTCTTGGATAGACGCGTCCACGCGGTCATAGAAATCATCCATGGCCGCGTTCAACCCATTGATCGCCGCGATGATCTCGTTCGTCTTCTGGGTCAGCTTCGCCAAGAGGATGTAGTCCGTCGGGGCATCAATAAACGCGATGTTGTTGATCGGGTTGAAGTTGAAGGGCAGCTCCCGAATCAGACGATCTCTTGCGATGTGATCAGTAGGCCCGTTCAGGCTGAACGTCTTTTTATTGTTCATATTTTCACCACCTAGTATATTGAATAAAACAGGTAAGACATTTGCCGCCATAGCAGGGAAAGCTTCGGGAATACCTTCAAGGCGGACGCGTAGACGTCGCCGGAAAGGACCCCGTTAAAGCCCTGCCGGGTCACCGTCTCATTCTCGCCCTCGTTCAGCTTTTCCTTTTCGTCGCTGTCGGCCGTCGTTGACAGCTGATAATCAGCGCTGTTTTCCGTCTCGCTCTGATCCGAGTTTGACGCGTAGTCACGGCCTGCCAGCGTTGCCTGCGGGAATGTGGACGTTACGCTGGTCACGGTTGATCGGTCTGAATTGTCGTTGATCTGCAGGCTATCCGTGGATGACGTGCGGTCACGATCATAGCTGCGTGTCTTGTCGCGCGCTTCCACCATGTCGACAGTGCCGAACAGCGAAGCATCCCGGCGCGCCTCCGCCAGTACAGAACGGATGAAATCCGCGTTGTTGTCGCAAAACTCTTCAAGGTACGTCTTCCAGCGTGCGAACGGCGTGACGGCCAGCTCCCGCCAGCGGAAATGCTTGCAGAAACCTACCGTGAAGGCGGCGCGGTCTTCGTCGGTCAAATTGATCGGGAAGTCAAACAGTTTAGCCGACGCCTCCACGATCTGATCGCGCGTCAGCACGTCTTCCACCTCTGACTGTATCAATCCTTGCATGACCATCTCAAGGGTGACAGTGTATTGCGGTAATTCATGATTGATCATATCTCATCACCTCGGATCCTCTTCACCTGCTCCGACCTTTCGGAAGGCCTGTGCTTCTCCCAGCCCGAGCGATCCGCTCAGCTGATCGCGCGCAATGTCACTGAAGGCTGCGTTGAGCAGCGTCGCAATGTCAGAATCCCATGACACCGACATGTCAATGCCCAGCTTTTTCTTGGCGTCTTCGCACAGCCGGCGGCGTGGGGCCAGCGCGATGTTGCGCGCTGCTTCGATCGCGCCGATATTGCCGTTTGTTTCAGAGGAATTGACGCGCTCCTTTTTGTCCATGTTGCTGTTTTCGATACCCACGGCGGTTAGAAACTCATTGAACAGCTGGGCAGCTTCGATCTGCAGCTTGTCCGCGATGAAAGGCACGTTGAAGCTGAATGTGCTTAGTGCGTTCTGCTTCCCCGTGATCGCCTCGTTCTGCCACTGGTCCTTATCCACAACGATGAATACATCGTTTTCCGCGATGCGCTTGACCGCTGTAACCACGCTGTTTTTCTGCGCTTCGCTGCCAACGACCGCACCGGCGGCAGCCTTCTGCAACGTCAGGTTAACGTCAATCGTTCGGCTAAGGTCAGCCAGCCGCATGGCGTAGTAATCGCAAAGGGAATAGTCGCTGATGCGCTGCGTGTTCGCAAAGGAAACCGCGCAGTCCTTCAGGGGGATAAGCCCATAATTTACCCCACAATAGAAGGAATATGGCTGCACCTTCGCCGGATAGCCATAGATGTTCAGGGGCGACGCGTTGGTGAACGGCAGGCTGACCGGCCCGATGATGTCGTCGATGAAGACGCAGGCGCGCCCAGCTCTGAAATACGCGCGTTCGATCATGTCCGCGTCGCAGGTTTCGGGAAGCTCCCAGCGGAAGCGGTTCTGGCAGATATTCGCCAGCCGGTTGAACCAGATGTTATAGCTGACATTGTTCATCAGCCGCTGATGCTTTCTTGCTCTTCGGTTATTTGCCATGATTTTTCACCCCCTCGCCATCCCAATGGATAGGCTCCCATAACTTCATCGGCTCCGCCTCAAGCGTCGTGCGATTGAGCAGCGCATAATTTCCCACAAGATCCGTATACCGCCAGAAGCGTATTCCCGCGTTGTAGCGCGCCTTGATCTCGTTGAAATAGCTGTAGGGGATCCCTGCCCCGCTCAAGGTAATATCCGCTGTCTTGGTGTACCAGTATCGTTCCCGGTGATCCTCGTGAGGTATCCCAAGGCGATTGACCCGGTAACCGTACATATCGTAGTACTGGTCCAGGCGCTGCGCCTGGGCTCTTTTGATGCTTCGGCGCTCCAGGAAAAAGTCCGCGATCGGGAACATGCCCGCTCCGTCGATGTCGAAAAATTTCAGCTGGAAAGGAGCGTTTCCGCCGCTTCCGCCTGTCGGCGTGAAGGGCATCTTCGACGCGTCGGTGATCTTCGCATTGAGGGAACGGATAGCGTTCTCCTTGCTGTTTTGGTTCGCCAGGTTGGCGTTGTTGTACTGCGTGTCGATATTGATCGCCCCGCCGACCGCGCCGCCTACATTGGCGATGACCCCGCCAACATTGCCGGTCAGCAGTGAGCCTATCGCGCCTACAGCATTACCGAGCAGGCCGAACGCGGAAGCGTTGCGGTTGTTCGCTGCGATCTGCTGGTTAACGGCTGCGCTGGCATAGATGTTCTGCCGTCCTGCCAAAAGCTGGTTGCTGTTCAGCGCGAGCCACGCCTTGTAAGAATCTGTGGCGTATGCGCATTGCGGATAGTTATCCATCGTGATGGCGTCGTCTGCGTCGTACTGCGTGCCCCGATAATTCATCGGGATAAGGATTGCCTGCGGCTGCGGTGACAGCATGTAATAGACAGCGCACTGGATGTTGTAGCTATTGCCGTAGGCCAGTTCAAACGACAGATCAATGCTTGAGCCGCAGTTGGTTCCGGCTACAACAAACGTATAAGGCTGTCCCAGCAGGATCTTATTGCGCGGCGTGTAGCCGCCCACGCTCGTGGGCTTGTCGATCGACAGCTTGTAGGGGTTGCTGCCGAAAAATGTGTTCGGCACCTGGCAGATATTCAGAATGGAATTTGCCGCCCCGGCTTCGGTAAGCTGATTGAGGTAAGAGTTTACCGCGTTTCCGAAATCATCGGCGCTGTCGTAGTTCTGGGAATTGATCCGATGCGGTGCAGCGCCATTGTACAAGCCATAATTGACCGATGACGTCTGCGCGCCGCTCGTATTTTGGGACGCCCACACGACCACAGAATAACCGGTTTGCCCTAACTGGACGCGTTCATCCACCACGTAGTCCCCGCATTCCAGTTCATCCGTAACCGCGTTATAACGGTTGTAGATGTTCTCGACCGTGTCATTCGTCACGTGCTCCCTCTCGATGTACGCTTGGATGATGCCGTAATCAAAATAATACGTCTGCAGCGCGTCGACCTTGAAGGACACCGTGGAAGAGTTTACAGAGTTTTGAACAACACCGACCAAAAAGCAATAGTACCATTTTTCCCGGTTCCTGATCATGAGATAATTTGAATTATTCATGATCGTTTCGGCGTCGAAATTCGCCACCAACGTACCCCGCATGATATTGATGTTCGTATAGACAGCCGCCCGCCCGTTCAGGGCGGGCGCGCGATGGGAATTGAACCAAATATACTGCGTCTGTCTATCCGGGAAGAATATTGTGTCTTCCCCGTCAATATTCGGGATGCCGGAAAGGAATATCACCTGGCTTTCCGGCTGAACGTCGGTTACCTCACCGATGCGGATCATGATACAGCCGTCGCGGTGATCGTCACCGTGGCCTTTTTGGTGCTGTCCTGTACGCTGACGATGTTAACCACTGTGGCAGCTTTGGCCTTGTTCACGGTGAGCACACCGTCCGGGGAAACGGTGAAAGTGCCATCCACGATTCCAGAGGAAGTGAATTTTACCGCCTTGGAATAGATGCCTGTACCTTTAACATCCCAAGTGAGCGGGAGTGAAGATCCTACCGGCAGAGAGATTGACTTGCCATTATACGCGGAAGCCACGCCCGTAACCGTGCCCAGCGTATCGTCGGCGCTCTGCACGTATGCCACCGCGTTGGCGAACGGGGATGAAGCGATCAGCGCCCAGTAGTGCAGCCAGTTCTGCCACTCCATGCTCTGACCGTTCGGCTCCTCATGCCATTCATACAGACGGTCATACCACTGGATCAGGCCATTGTCGAACGTAATAGCTGCCACCTGATCCAGAATGGCAATCTCATCTTCTTCGAATTCCGCGATCGGTTCCGGCAGATCGAAAAAAGCGTTGAGCCGTGTAAAGTCAATGTTCGTCAGGCTGTCAATTCGCTTAACCCTGCCCATGAAGTTCGCATAGTCCGGATTGAACGCAGCAGCCAGCACCTCGATGTCATACGCAGCGCCGAAAGAGGTTGTGAGCATGAATGACACGTCATTCTTATCATTCACCCAGTTCATGACACCAGCCTCGTTATAGTCGGTGCGCGGGAAGAAGAAGTTTTCAAAGTCCGCCTTCATCTGCCGCGCTGCAACCTTGGCGTTCGCTTCTGTGTCGGCGCCGGAAACCTCGGCGATCGGTTCCGTCTTGATCTTGCCGTCCAGAATTTTCCGCGCAAGTAAATACTTGATGGCGTTCATCTGGTCCACCTCACAGGCGGCAGCCATGGAAGTAAATACCTTACCGATCAGATCGGCCATTCCGCCTTCGGTAGTGAAGGCCATTTCAAGCAGCGGGCGGTTGATCGTTGTTTTATAGAAGGTCTTAACATTGATCCTGTAAATCGCTGTCTGTACGTCAGCGATAACGCGCTTGAAGATTTCCGTTGCGGCGATGTCCGGGTTGTAATTGTTCGGCAGCGCGATCTGTACGAAAAATTCTTCAACGAGCTCGCCCAGTCCGATAAGACCCTTTTTGAAATCCACCCACTTGTTATAGAACATCTTGGATGACCCAAAGATGAAGGCGAACTGATTGACCAGTGCGCTGTAGAACTCATTCGTTAGTGTTGTCGAATTAAGCACGATGCGCCCCACATCGCGGACGCTTGCGGCGTCATAAGTCGCGATCGGCACATTCTCCTGATAGTACGTCGACGCGCTGCTTCTGATCGCGTTCAGATAATCGGCGTTTTTCGCATCGGCGTTCATCTTCACATTCTTCGGTTTTGTCGGCATGATCATTCATCTCCTTTCACGAATAATTCGGATGTCGGGAGCGTCTCCGCGTCCGGCTCCGGGTCTGACCCGTCGCTGACATCGGCGGGGTCTACCTCACCATCCGCGCCATTCATCCATCTGTCGATGTATTTCTGGCGCATGTCCTCGTACTTGGCCTTATAATCGGTAAGGCCGTTGACCTTCGCAGTGACCGTTCCGTCTTCTGCAATGTCGACGTAATCTTTCAGGTAACCGTCGCGCTCTTCGATCTCGTGACGGATCTCTGAGAATAACGGCTCTACTGTTGTAGGATCCTCCAGCCCGGCCATGTAATCGGCCAGAAGCTGGTTGATCGCTGAAGAGTCTTTCATCTTTTCATCTCCTTTTCAGTGCCATGAAGAAGAACTTCATCGGCTCAAATTCCGGAATTACCGGCTCGGGCGGGTCCGGCGGGTCAGGACCAGGACCCCCACCATCGAATGTGGAAAAGCTAAGGCCCATGCTGTCAATGATCGTTGTACCATTGATGTAGAAAATAGAAGTCGGAACAATAGAATCAGCAAGGGCCCAGCACTCATTCCCGCCGGCGCACACTATCCCATAATCTTTAAGGGTCTTATTTTGGCCGCGCGCCTGGTCTATGTGTACGTGATCGCCGGTCACCATTCCAGCGGTTCCCGTATGCCCGATCAGCTGCCCCTGTCTGACCGTAGCCCCAACCGTAGAATACGGCGGGTTGTTGTCGTGACCGAACTCAACGCAGACATACGTAACCCCGCTTGGCGTCCTCACCGGCCGCTGGCTCTGCCAGATGCGGGGCATACCGTTACCGGCGGGACCGGCATAGATCAGGCGCATATCACACGGGGCATAATAATTCGCCGCGGCGGAATTCCCCACGCAGTCAAAAGGGCTGCCGCAGCAATGTGAATAGCTGCTCGGCGATGATGTCTGCGTGACATGCAGCACCGGCAGGGGGAACAAACACACCTGATTTCCCGCGTCATCGCGCAGCGTCTGCCCCGCCTGCATGATCAGCCCTCGGCCGTTTCCGGTGCGGGATTGACCACGGCGTCCGGCTTGACGCGCGCCAGCGTCGACACGTTGCGCGCGCAAACGCGCAGATCATACATCAGGCGTTCGATCTCCACCGGGTCCTCAGCGCTCTGCGCCTGCTTCAAGATGATCGCCATATTTTTGTAGAAGATCTTCAACGCCTCTTCTGCCGTGACATTATAAGGGATCGTGTAATCGCGCATCATGACAGCCTCTCGTTCACGGCGCGCTGGACCTCGTCATAATCATAGCCAGCCTTTTCCAGATTAGCTTTTCTTGCTGCACCGTTTCCATAATCGCCGCGGATGACCGCGTTAACGATCTCGGCTGTAACCGGTCTTGGCTTCACCGCCAGCGACGCATTGACGGCTGCCTGCACCTCGTCGGCATCATAGCCAGCAGCTTCCAGCTTTTCGATTCGCTCCTGACCGTTGCCCCATCTTCCATAGATGATATCTTTCACGAGCGCGTCGGTCACTTCCTTCGCCCCGTTATTCATCATGAGTGGATGCAGGAAGCCCAGCATCCCATCAGTGCGCAGGGACACGATGGAAGCCGCTGCCTTCCCTGCCTGATTGTAGCCGAAGATCTTAGCGCGGTCACCATTCCAGCCCACGAACATGCCCACGTGGCTGTCCGGACAATCCGCGGATCCTCTTTCCCACACGACCCAATCACCGTATACCATGGACTTGGTGCCGGCTGCGTGACGGGAGAAGATCTTGGAAAGCCCCAGCGCATTGAAACGGTGGTAGATCTCGCGGGCATATCCGCTGCCGCCGATCGCACCGATCTTTTTTCCCAGCTCGTTACATTGGATCTTGAACAGGTCTACGCACTGAACGCCATAGACACCATCATAATCGATAGCAGTATTTTTGTACTTTTCACAGAATTGTTTGCCGTATGCGTACATAGCACTACCTCCTAACCTTCAGTTTCATCCGTCGACATCTTGGCCATATAATCCATGAACGTTTGGATCATCACTTTGATCTCGCTAATTGCCTCCGTGTTGGCACTCAGCGTATCGGTCAGCGCAGCGACTTCCTCGTTGTGCTTGTCCTCCTGTCTGACGATGAACCATCCGCAGAAGATGAGCACTGCAACAGGTACGCCGAGGTTCTGGATCACCTCAATGATCGTTTGCATTTCCATTTCCTTCACCTCCTTGTTTTCATTATATCACAAAAATGCTGAAATGAAACCGATGAACAGCTCCTTGACCTTGACATTTTCATACCGCACAAAACCGTTTAGATACAGTTTTTTCAGCAGCACAACGTAGAAATTATTACGGTGCGCGACCGTCTCCCGCTCGTCGCTCACGTTCTCCGGCAGCACGAGGACACGGGGAAAGTTCTTCTCATAATTTTGTGACACATAGAAATATTTTCCATGCGTATAGACGCCCAGAGGAACGGCTGCCTTGATGCTGACGTAATAGCGCGCGCCCTTCGGCACTTTATCGATATAAAGCATATTGTCGAAAGCAAACTGATTGTAAAGTGCGAAAGCCTCATAGCTCGTCCCCTGCATCAGCTCGCCCGCCAGCGTCTCTTTTCTCTGCTGGATGAACTTCTCGGAAACCCCGATAAATAATAGGATGCGGCGATTGTCTGAAATGGATATCCTTCCCTTTTTCGGCAGCCGCAGGCTCCAGAAAATGACGTAGGGGTTATACAATACGGAAGCATTGCCCAACATGTACAGCTTAACGTCACTGCGGTTACGCGCGATCGTGTCGAAAAGATTCATCAGCTGCACAGGCTCCTGCGGCAGATACCTTTCCGGACTGTTATTTTCAATCAGAAATTCATCAAAAATCACCATCTGCACATCCGCAAATGACGCAGGCTTGACGCTTTGAGCCTTGGAGAGCTCGACAATATAGCCTACCTGTTCATCCCCCCGAAAGAAGCCTGCCTTTTTCGTCTCGATGTTTTCCCCCAGATCCCGGTTGACATCGGAAAAGATCTGCAGCTTTTTGTCTGTGATGTCCTTCCAATTCTGCGGGCGGCGAACGACATAAACGAACTTTCCGCCGCGCCTCACCATCTTCACACATTTTTTCTTCCACCCGTAGCTCTTGCCGTATCCCCGGTTGGTTTCAATAATGTTCACCGGGCAGCCGTAGCCGTCGATCTCCCGCCAGTTCAAATAGTTCATGTTTTTCTCTCCTTTCAACAGAAAAAGCCCGAGGGACTGGGGAACGCTATGGATGACGGTGCCAACCGCAACAGCTGAAGGGCCGCGGCTAAACGGTGGCTGTCCCCTCACGCTCATCTCATATTATAGCTCCCAGCCCGTCGGGCCGATTTTCGGCGGTTTCCCGCTGAATCCATGTTATCACGATTTTGAGAAACTGTCAAATATCAGATATCTGGAAGGTAGTTTCTTCCAGCACTATGCCTGTGGAATGATACACCGGTTTCAGCTTTCCGGTATAGACCGCGCCGACCTGAAAATTGTCGAATGACACTTGACTCCGACAATTCCCCGGAAGCCCGGCAATGGTGACCTTCGTCATCCGATCACCGTTTACCGGATACTGACCGCGCTCAGCTTCCTTTTCGTCCAGGTCCATTTCTTCGATGTAGCACTTTGCATGCAGATATTTCCCGCGGTAGAAGTGGCCTTCTATTTTCATCGCGCCCAGCCGGTAATCGTCAATGTCGATCCCTTCGGGGAAATCAGTTCCCAGAAGATGAAGACTGTCCGTGTCCATGTAGAGAAAACGCTGATAATTCGCTTGCGCATTACGAATTATGCCATCACGTCCGTATGACGTGATGAAAGCAATGACCGGAACATATCCCTTCGTCGCTTCATCCGCATCCTCCACCGCGCGATGCTTGACCCGCCCGTCATAGTACGGCTCCTTTTTCTTCAGCCAGCGCTTTGTTCCGAACTTTCCGCTCAGCTTGTTCATCATATCCTTGGCGATCTGCCGCTTTCCCTTGTTTCCTTCCATGGCTGCACTTTCTTTTTCGTGCGTCCAGTGGTCAATAAAATCACAGAAGAGATTGCGGGATCCGCGGAAGCTGAATCCATCTAACCATGTGATATTCTCCACGTCGTACTGTTCCATCATCAGGGCAATGTCAATGTTCGTGAGCGTCAGCTCAACGACCCCCTCGCTGTCTTCAAGGAATTTAACATCACGGAAGCGGGAAACATGTTTTCCCATGACTGACGGGATGTGGTTTTCTTTCAGCTTCAAGGAACACGTGAAACGCTGGATGAACAGGGGATATTCTTCTGTGGCTTCTATCTTGCCGCTCTGGTACACTGGCCGACCGTATGGAAGCAGCTCATAGCGCATCTTGGCCGGATACATGGAGTTGTAATCCAGCACGATACCCTCGCCGACCTCCTGACCCTTGAATAATTTCCCTACCTGAGCGCTGCCGCCGTAATATGCATTTCTGCAGAATTCGTCCTGCTGCAGCGTGAGCATCGGAAAAAGCTTCAGGAAGTTTTTCTTGCCGGTCATTTCAACAAACTGCACGTAGGCATTCGCGCTTTGGGTCATCCGGTCCAGCCCGGCGGCGAAAACGATAGACAGCGCCCTGTGAACGATCAGACAGTCACGGTGAAGGTAGTCCCATTCCTCCGCCGTCGGCTGATAGCCAGGCGGCCTTGGCATGCTGTAGTCGATCTCACCTTTCGACTCTGCCAGACCATACGCCCCGGCAATGTCATGGACAGACAGCGACACGATCTTGTAACTATCATAGATCGTGACCGTGACGTCATCTACCCAAATGCGCACCATGTAATACTGCCCCATGTCGGAAATGATCGTGGTGAAAGACCTATCCGACTTTTCCCAGACGTGGTCCCAGCCGTGCTGAAAGAGCCAGCTCAGAATGTAGGAGCTGTCAAATTTCATATTATGAAAATACACCGTCCGGCTTTCTGATAACAGCCAGATCATATAGCTGTCTATGTCCGTTCCTGTGTATTTTTCATCATCGCTCAGTGCTTCCCACTCCCAGACGCGGGGCTCATCCTCAACAGTTGTTTCAAAATCGCACACATACCAAGTCATACGTAGTCACGCGCAAAAGCTTCCCAGTGCTCCTGCAGCGTGTTCATGTAATCCTGGAAGTCATCCTCCATATAGAAGATTTCAAAGTGTAGATAAGGATCCGCAAAGTATGACGCAGCCACGATCTCGGCCGACATTCCGGAAATCAGCTTTTCCAGCGCTGACCCTTTGCCGAATTTCTCGCGAACGATCTTCAAATAACTATTCTTGTAACGTTCATCCGATTCCTGAAGGACCTTCAAATTGTTCGTGCGCTCTAAGGCCTTCATATATGCTGCGGCGGATTCCCGCCCCCACTGCTCGAACTGTGGGCTTGTCTTCGTCGCCGAATCTTTTAGACGCTCAGCTTGTATGAGCATCCGCGCCCGCTTCTTCCCTCTCGCCTTTTTCGCCTCTTCCAGCATCTTCTCTGCCCTGCGGATCACGCGATTATAATCACGCCGCGCTTTCAACTTCGCTTCATTCAGCTGCCACTTGCTGACCGCCACGCCCTTGTCGTTCATCACCGGTTGGAATGCCCCCGCCCGCGTAGCACGGCGGATGCTGTTCAGAAAATCGTTCGCCTCCTGTGCGTTTTCAAAACGTGCGGTGTAGACGACGTCTGAAGCGTCAATGTTTTCCGGAAGATAAACAGCGCCGTATGGGTCGTTACGGCGCTGTTTGTTCAAGGCGCGGTTATAATTCTTTATGGCGTTACGGAACTTTTGCGCGTTCGCGCTGTTCCATTTATATGCCATAATCGAACACCTCCCTTGCTATTTTGAAAGAACCTGAAAATTGTAATAACGCTTCTGCCCTTTCATGTTCTGGATGGGCTTCAGCAGGAGCGGATGCTCCGGCGTCGGCGTTCCCTTGAATCGCATGATCTTTGACAGGGCGGTGAACGCGGTCATAGATACGCAGCTCACCACCTGATCCGGGCAGATAAGAAGAATGCGCGGCAAGATGTGCTCCTCTCCTGTCTTGTCATCCACAACCTGAACATTCTCCAGATAGACATCCGTCACTGTGATCTTTGTATTGACCACGTCCGCCAGAGCGATGGCCTCGCCGGTGATGCGCGGCAGCATCTCGTCATTGCGTTCCGCCGCCCAGCTGCACCAGTCGCGGCCGATCATTCCCGTGGACTGACCGCTCCATTCCGCGGCGTAGTCCCTCGCCTGCGGTTCGCTCGCTGCAACTGCCATAACCTCGTTTACTTTTTCCACGTTTTCCATTTTCTTTTCCATTTTTCTTTATCTCCTTTTCTTTAAATTTTTGTTGCCAGTTCGAAAAACTTCGTATCATCGAGTACGTATGTTTCACGTGAAACAGTTACGTCAATGATCATGAAGGGCTTACCATCCGCAATGTGATTGCGAATGTAGGCCGCAGCCGTTCCAAATTTCAGGCGCCCTTCCGTTCGGATCTCGCGCTCCGGCTCTGTGTCCAGCCGAAACTTGATCGTCGTGAAAAACTTATAGCCGCGCATTATCTCACCACCTCTCTACAATCTATTTTACCACGGAATGGAATATCACGCAAGCGTGGATAACGCTTCTGATATCTCGCTTTCCCGAAATTTGGCAATTGGGAAGAAACCGCCTTCCTTCCACCCGTCGCAAATGTAAACGGACATCGGGAAGAAAAGCCCCCTGCCTATCTTTTCTTCGATCGCCTGCCGCCACGCGTGGCGCAGGCTCACTAGCATCTGCTCGTTTTTCGGCCCGAACGCCGGACATTCAATCAGAATGTCCGACTTTCTCAGCGCGAAATGATGTTGGGTTGAATAAGAATAATACCCCGTGGAAAGGATCAGCGTTACCTTTCCGCATTTCTGCAGCGCTTCAAGTACGCTCATTTTCTTCACCTTCCTTATAACGAATGTTCAGCTTTCCATCATTCACATTGATAGACTTTTGATTCATCAGGCTGTCGTCATGCCATAGGAGCAGCGCTCCCCCTTGCAAGCCTACATTCACACATCCGTGAAACTTTGACGGCGTCACAATTTCATACCAACCGGCAGCATCAATGCGTTCAGCCACCCGGGAAAATTCTATAAAGTGATGCGAATGATGGCATCTTGGCAGAAGCATGTAGTGGCTGCCATCCCTCCGTTCACACGCCAAAATAATGATATCATCGTCATTGTCACGGACCCATGCCACACCTTCGGTGATGCCGCCAAGATCGCGGCAGGCGTGAAGGCGGTTCACCGCCCCCAGCTGTTCCGCGGAAAAGAGCAATCCGTCTGCTCTAACAATATAAATACTCATCCCCGTATTCCTCCTCAAACACAAAGTGCATGACTACCTCAGGCTTATCAATCAATATTTCGTCTTCGTCCTGCCCATAACCAGCAAACGGACCACGGACGATGCACGGATAACCATCATAACTTGCTGTAGTCACAACATCGAATATCTGCCGCGCTGCTTCGTCCACCTCGTATGAGGCGATCATATCCGTTACGTCGATCGCGGAAGTGCCGGACAGCTGCTCGCCCGTGGTCTCATAGCAACTGATGTCGTTCTCGATGTCCCACTGGTAGGACGCATCAAGGACTTCACCACACCGTACCATGCAGGGGCAGAAGCGAACGCCGAACGCCACCGGATAGTTTACTCTACGCGGGACGCGACATTGACGAACCGCTGCTTTGATCAGATGCCTTAGCTCTGCGCCAGAGATCCGCTTTTCGCGGAACTGGTAGATCTGCGCGTCCTTCTCTGCGTCATCGTCCAGGATGCCCTGGGCGATCTCTTTGTAGAACTCACGGATTTCTTCAATCGCTTCATCGTAGACGTATGAATCCATGGCGAACTGTGCGTGTGTCATGAGCTGCTCTACTTCCTCCGGGCGGCACTCGCCGTAAAACTCATGGCCGACGCCGTAGTCGTCGGCAATCTCGGCTTCGATCTGGTTAACGATGTATTCAATTTCTACGCGTGTTTTATACTGTTTCATGTGTTCTTCCTCCTTATTCTGCTATTCTATATTCGCCGTCTCTGTTCCAGTAACAGCCGGCCAGCCCGCCGTATGCGATCTTAAGGATCGCACCGTTTGGGAGCTTGTATCCCCAGCTTTCAGGCCTGTTTCCGTCGCTCCACTCCATCGCGTGTTGTTGGCAGAAGGTGATCACGCATTCCCGGACCGCCGATCTGAACTGTTCACAGAAATCGAACAAGTTCATTGTTGCCAGCTGTACAATTTCATCTTCGGTGACATAACCGCCGGTGAACCAGCGGTTAACCACCTCACACCATTTGAAGCTATCCATGTTACCTTCCTCCTGTTCTGTTATGATGTCCATCCTCTTCTAATTGTCCCGACGCCTACATACACGGTATTCATCCCACCCATGATCAATTCATGACCATCAAAGCGATATTTCCTACCATCTACAAGAAATAAAACATGTGTGCCATCCACCGACGATTTATGAATCGTGATAGCCGACAGAGCGGGCGCGAACCCAAATTCTGACTTAAGCGCACACTGCACGATGCGCTTGATTTCTTGGTTTGTTCTCAACATAACCCTTTACCTCCTAGTCTAAGATCGGAAACTCTCTTCTTTTCTGCCAAAGCAGTTCCTCTATCATACCGCGGCTTTCAATTACTTCATTATCGATGAAATCCTCAGCCTCAACCCATTCATAGGCGGTTGAAATCTCCGCGACGAACTTTACCATTTCAGATTCTAAAATCTCCCCAAACTGATTTCTTTTCATTTTCCTTTACCTCTCTTTCTAACTATATTATACGCCATATCACGTTTTGTGTCAATAAATTATTGTTAACTTCCCAAAAATATTTTGTCCCGTGTTTCCGTGCCATGTGTTGGCGTGCTAGCACGATGGTGCACGGTGCAGGCGTGATGACACTAACGTGCAGGGGAATTTGTTGTCACGCACTGTACTTCCCGG